ATAGCTCTTGTTGGTCTATTTTGAGTTACGTTAAATGACTGAACAGCTCCAACTGGTTCTCCGTTTACATAAATTAAAACTTGAGTACTTAAACCTGTTCTAGTTTTACTGTCTAAAATAGATCCTGTGTTTACTGGCATCTTTTTCTCCTAAAATGTTGTTTAGCTTATTCCAACTTCGATATCGATGAATACGTAGTTAATTGGGAAGGTAGGAACAAATCTGAAATATACGTTAATTTGTCTTGGATCAACTTTGTCTCTTGAGACTGAAGCATTTGTAAAGCTCTCAATAAGTCCTTGGTTAACCAAAGCATTTAAAATTGTTGTTACTCTTGCTTGAATAATTGAATTTGTTGAAGAGTCTTGAATTGTACCAATGAAAGGTTGCAAACTATCTCTCATGATTTGCTTAACTCTATCTCTAATAAATATAATTGAAATCTCTTCATCTTCGATAAATCCAGAGTTAGAAGTAGTTCTTCCTGCAAGGATTCTACCTCCTCCTGTGACAGGCTGAAGAACTGTAGCTCCAACTTCACCCAATTGGTTCAAAGTGGTTTGAGGCAAAACTTTATCTCTAAGAATATTAAATCCAATTAATGTTTTATTTGTAAGAGGAATTGCAACGTTTTGTGTGGCAGACAATCTACCACCAGCAGCTGCTGCAATAAAATATCCATCAATCAAGGTATTTGTTCCATTAATTGTTCTTACAACTTGATCAGGGTAGAAATAAACAGCCCTGTTTGAAGTATAATTATCAGATAATTTAAAGTTTTGTAGATCTTCAATATTTCCTGCCAATACTTCTTCTGGATCATCACCTTGAATTCCCTCAATAACTCCGATATTTTCAACTGCAACTAATTCATTTCCGATAAGAGCCTGATCTGTAACTCCAGCAAAAGCACCAATCAAAGCAACTCTTTCTTTTCTGTTTGCAATTGTAGACATTGTTTCACAATGTGCAACTGCAGCTCTCAAAATATTTGATTTTGTTTGAGTAGGAAGAGGAACGATAATTTGAGTGTCAAAAGCTTCTAATTTTTCAAAAGCTTGAAACCAATTTGTATCAAAGAAGTCAGCATCATTTTGATCAATATATCTTATTTTTAATCCGTCACCATTTTGAATTGAATTAGATGTAAAAATTGACTTGTTCAAAAGAAGAACTTTCTTATTTGCAGTTCCTGATGCTTTATAAATGGTAAATCTAATATTTGTAGCACTACGTCCAGATGTAAAAGCTCCTGACAGAACTACATTATTATCATCTGTAATAGACGCAATTGTAAAAGTAGCACTTGACCCGCCATCTAAATAATTTCCAATATCAGCTTCATCTTGTATGGTAGTTCCTGTATTATCATCTAAAGATTTAATTAAAACTTTTGCTCCAACATGAACTGAGTCAAAATCAAAAGATGAAGATGAGAAAGTAGCTGTAGTTGAAGAACCAGGAATCGATATAGATCCGTCAATACCATTACCATACTCTTCTTCATTTGAATTTGCAATAGTATAAGAGAATGCAAAAGTAGAGGTACTATCAACGAAGCCCTGCTTGCCCGAAGAATCATCTTGTGCAGAATTATAAAAAGAAGATTTATTTGGGAAGATTTGAGTCTCAACACCATTTCTTATTCTTATAATAGAAACTTCTGTGTCTGAATCTGGAGCTCCCAATCTGTAACCACCAGTTTTAACTGTTGGAATTGTAAAAGTCAAATCATCTTCATCAAAATCAGCGCCAACTGCGATTCCGCCTTTTCCATTTGCATCTCTTTCTTCGATCAATGTAACTTCTGTTTTTCTTGCAGCAGAAGGCTTACATTGTGTTGCTAAGATTCCAGGTGCGCCATTTTCAAATGCAAGTTGAGCTCCCAAAGAAAGCGTGTTTTCTGCACTTCCAAATCCATGCTTTCCAAATAATTCATTTGCATCAATGAAGTATTGTGGATCATTAATATTTAATTCTGAAATATATTGAACATCCAAAATAGAATCTTTCTTTAGTGTGTTTGAATCTATTTTAAAAATAAATCTATCTCCAACTGAAAATGCAGTTGTAGTTGTAAGTCCGTCAATTCCAATTGTTAAAACATCATTTGTTTCTACCAAAGACCAATTAACAGTTTCGCTTCCAGTTAACACTCCGAATCCATCTGAGTCGTCAGAATATCTTTTAACTCTTAATACTGAGTCTATAGCCCCTCCGATATTTCTACCTGCTGTAATTGCTGTTACAACATATCTATCTTCATAAGATCCGTCAATCAAAAGAAGCTTTCCTAAATCTATAGAATCAAATTGATCTACTGCACTATCTGCAACAAAAGCATTTGTAGCTACAATTCTGAAGAGCTCATTTACTGCTCCGAAATTATAATGTGAAAAGTCAATGCCTATAGAAGAACTAGATGTGTCTAGATTTACATCACATGGTGAAAATGCGAATAAAGTATCAGACTCAATTGCAGTTTCAAGTTCAAGAACTAAATAACCCGCATTTCCGTGATTCGTTGCAGATCTAATATCATTTTGAACAATTTTATTTATTTTAACAATCTTATGAGCTGTATCTACGGGATCAATACCACCTGCTCTTGTTACAAAAAAGTCTCCAACTTGAAGTCTGTCAACAAAATCAGCAGTTAGATCATTTCCTGATGCAGCTGCCGAAGCATCTAACGGTATCGCAACATATTTTGTGCTTGTTTCAGAAACAGAAGTTGCAAGCAAAAAAGCACCAAATTCAGAATCCCTGCCAGTTCCTCCATCCATTAACAAATAACCATCTTCACCAGTCATAGTCAGATCATCATTTTGATAAACATTTCCATCAGTTCCAGTTTTGAATGTATCTGTAAAAACAAAAGCATTTCCATTGGAATCTTTTAATTGTCCGCTTTCTGAACCTGTAAGGGTAAATCTTGCTTTTCCTTTTTCGTTATTTCCACTTCCATCTTTTGTTACAGAAACACATCTTAAAGTCCAAGTTTCGGCAGGAGTTGAATCATCAAGTATTTCTAACTCATTCAAGTCTCCAATTTGACCAACAGCTATAGTTCCTGTTCCAACATTTGAAGCAGAAGCAGAAAAGAGAGCTCCATCTTGATCCAAGAAAGACGCTCCAGAAAGTCCAAGTTCTCCTGTTTCAATATCAACTTGGCAATCAAATCCAGCTTGAACAGAATCAGAAGCTCCAAATGAACCTTCATAAAGGGTTAATTCTGATCCGTCAACGAAAACTCTTGTTCTACCTGCAATCAAAGGAGCTTCAGGAATTCTGAAAAATCTTCCATTTTTGTCAGCTCCACTTGGAGTCTCGTTTCCATCTTGACCTGAGCCTAAAGCTCCGTCAACTAAAGTTAATGAAGTTACACCCAACCCCATAATGCTAAGAACTCTGAGTCCGCCAGGAATAGATACACCTCTAGACACTACTCTATCTCTTGCAAAAGTTCCTGGTTGAACATATCCTGAAATTCCTGGTATATTAGCCATCAATTCCTCCGAAAAATTATTTTTTGATATTCTTTTTAACTAAATGTTATTCTTTTATTAGTAGTTAAATTTCCGTTAATTCTATTAAATCTTTAAACTGTAACTGTAACTCGTCAGACTGGTCTTTTTGCGGCCTAATTCCTGTTTTTGTTGATTCAATATTTAAAACCATTTTTTCAACCAAATTATCAATCGGAATTTCAACTCTCCATTCAGACCTACAGTTGAGAGTTATGTTCTGACTATATATAAAATCATTAATATACTGCTCAGCATTTTCTGAGCTGACGGATAAAGTTTTTATAAGTAAACCTTGAGCTCTCAATTCTTGCCAAGCACTATATTGCAGAATCATTGCGCATATGTCAACAAGTTCTACCAACTCAGTATGAGAATCCGCTAGAACTTGCACTTCCATATTTAAATCCCAAGCTCCAGCATAAACTCTATGTGTTGGAGTTGAAACTTGTTGTCTTCCACCATATTGATCTTCTATGATGTCTGTTCTGTATTTTATTGTCCCGTTCTGATTAAATGATATAGGCTTATAAGATCCTCCATTTGCTTTTACGACCAAAGCTGGAAAGAACTTTACTTCATATCTATATCCATCAGAAATTAAAATTTTTGTGCTTACGTCTGTTTCGTAAGACTCTCCAGACATATCTGGAGTAAGTGGGAATCCATATTCGTCCTGTCTATAGGTAAATACAGAATCGAAAGAAAAATAATGTCTCAAACAATCAACCAATAGATTTTTAGGATGTTTCATTAGAGATTGT